GCAAGAGACGCCGCAGCAGCAAGAGCAGAGGTGGCAAGAGACGCCGCAGCAGCAAGAGCAGAGGTGGCAAGAGACGCCGCAGCAGCAAGAGCAGAGGTGGCAAGAGACGCAGACGTTAAATTAAAAAATCGAAATCATATAATAATCATATTACTTTAAATCGGATTTTATATAATTAAATATATTAGTTTTAATCCGTTTTAAAGACTCATTATAGTTAAAATTGCTTCCTGTAATTTTTTCAATCATTTTCAGATGATTTTCACATTTAGTTGGATTAGAATGATAATCAGGATTTTGTTCTATCCAAATACGTAATTGTTTAAGTACAGATTGTTTTATATAATGAATGATAGTTTCAAATTCCTTATCAGTATATTCACGCCATGAATAGCATTGATTATCAGCATCAGGATCAGCATCAGGATCAGCATCAGGATCAGCATCATAAACAAATACAACATTAGGTTTATTTACATAAGAGGTAATAGAAGTATTATCTTTATTGTTATCATATATATGATAAAATATGGTTGAAATACCTTCTATAAAATCAAGTTTAATAACAAAATCAAAATATTCTTCGCATGGTTGAATACTATTAATCCAATCGGTTATCAACATAGGATAAACCTGTGATTGTTTGTGTCTAAGTTTAGTTTTAGAATTAAGTATTGATATGATAGAATGAGAATCAAGAGATACAATATCATTAAATGATTTAGATGTATTATTATGAGATTTAGAATTATCTAATAACTTAGCGTGTCCGTATTTTATATCATAGTTAATATCAGATAGCGAAGCACCGAGTTTAATAGCATCTTCTTTAGTTTTAGCCTGCTTATATTTTTCATAGCGTTGATATGATGCCGAATTTTTCTTTTTAGGATTTTTCATATTAAATTCAATAGCAACACCGCTGTATTTGCTATATTTATTTGTTTCAATGCAATCAAGTATTTGTTTATGTTTAATTTCTTCGATATTATGCTCTATAAGGGCAAGACGTTTATCGAAATTTTCTAACATAGTAAGGATTTTATTCTGTATATCAGTCATAACTATATATTTATGATGCTATATATTTATGATGTTAATTATTTTGTTAATTAAAAGATTTAATGTATTCAATTTTCAATTTATTTAATTAAATAAAATAATCAAACAAAATAATCAAACAAAATAATCATACAAAATAATCAATGGAAAATATATATGTGTATATGTATATATTAGTAAAATAAATAATGACGACATTGGCATTATCAGATATATCGTCTTGCATATGTGATTCTACAGGTCAATTAAATGAAGGTATGGGTATGACCGGTAATAAATATGGTTTAAACAATAATTTAACATCGTCAATATTGCCATCAACGCCAACATTGCATGGTGGACAAACGGATTGGAACAGTATAGATCAAAGACAAAGAATAATACAGAATGTAGTAAGAGTACCGGCATCACAATATACAGTAAATATATCAGCATTAAATGTATTTGACCCGTCGCAGAACAGTGGAGAAACAGGTTCAAATTTTAGCGGTCCAAGTGACAGAGGTTATCCTTCAGGATATATGAATTATAGTATGTCGTCTAATAAACCAAATGGCAGACCGGGAACATCAGTTACTACGACATCAAATGTGAATACGCACGGAGTAGATGTAAAACATAATAGTTATGCTAGATATTTAGCTAAAAAGAAAGGTGCCGGTTCAGCGAGGTCAGGTTATTATTCAAGTTCAACACAAGCATCAAATAGAGCTCCCGCATTATATGGTGGTAAGAATGTAATGTTTAGCATAGTTAGAGGTAATTGTAATTGTGTAACAGCACCATAAATAATTAAAAGCATAATTAAAGCATAAATAATCAAAGCATAAATAATCAAAGCATAAATAATCAAAGCATAAATAATCAAAGCATAAATAATTAAAGCATAATTAAAATAAAAAAGTATAATAATATAACATCATAACTATATAACAAAATAACAGAAACGATGATGGGAATGAATAATCTTTATACTTATAGCAATAATAACGCACCGAATCAAGGTGCGACAACATACCAAAGACAAAATACACAAACACAGATGTTAAGAAGCACAGGTTGTAGAACAATGTTTAACAATATGGGAACAATAATTTCCACAAGAAATGTAAATGGTTGCGCGAGTTGTGGTAAGAAACGCAATGTAGGAGCGAAATAGTAATAACAATTATAATATTTTTTCTCATATTTCTTAATCATAAAGGTATCGGCATTTTTGCTTGTATAATTAAATTTCTTATAATATTCCCTGACACCTTCGCCGGATATTACAGCGATACCTTTACAATTATGTGATAATGCTACGAGTTCAGCGATAACAAGAAGTGTTTTACCGATACCCTTATGTTGATAACCGGGAATAAATCCATCTTTATGTTTTACGCCTACGGGAATAAGATTACCGTACACGTGAAGTTCTCTAACAAGACCCATACCATTAAGAATAGGAAACACTTGTTTAACCATACCGTCAGCATTAGCATTAGCATAAGCACAAGCATTAGCACATTTATAGTTAGGTATTCTAAGTCGGATAAAACCAAATATGACCCGTTTATCACGAGATTCTAATGATATAAAGTATTCAGTTCCCTGAGAAGCGGAATATTTTCGCCAAATATATTTAGCATCTTGAAGTTTATAGGTAGGGTGTCGTCCGATTTCTCTACTCCTAAGATCTTTGCACCATAATCCACTGCCACCACTACCTGGTTTCAGTTCCATAGCAAGTTCATCATTAATAATTTGTCGCAGATTAGGGTTCATATTACCGGCCTGAATATAGCTAGTAGGTATATCTCTAACAACGCGTGGTAAGCGTATCCAAGGCGGACATTTAACCATAGAGTATTTAACAACATCAATAATATCGCGAGAATTAGTTTCAGCGTAAGGTATATATTTGCCGGTTTTATACCATTGTTGGATAACGGTATATGGAGTAACTTCGCAAGGATAAACCTTAATTTGGTCAGGTTGAATATGTGGAGAGTCATAAACAAAGTCAAACATTTTCTTATCTTTGTCGGGAGTAGCATTTGGTAAATCAGGCATAAGGTGTATATCAACTTTAAAGCAGTTATCCTTTAAAACCTTCATAGTTTTAATAACGCATTCAATATCATGACCTCTATTAACTTTTTTAAGTATTTTATTATCGGTATGTTGAACTCCGATTTGAATACGGGTAACGCCCCAATATCTAAATCGCCATAGCCAAGAATCGTCAACGGCATCAGGTCGTGTTTCAATACAGATACCGATAACCCTTATTTTAGCGGTTTGATTTATAATCATTTCTTCCTGAATACTCAAGGGCATCCGTCGTTTAATAACATCTCCATCTGAATCAATAGAGCGAAAGAATGTGTTAGCAGTCCAGAAGATATCTCTATGAAAGCGCTCCAGATACTCGACAGGATATTCAGTATATGTTCCGCCTTCAATAATAATTTCCAATTTGTCAAGTTCTTGACCGCATTTAAGGAGTTGTTCTAGTCGGTCATTCATTTGTCTGACGCAATCCCATCCATTTTGAAATCCTCGCTGGACAGCAGGTTCTTTTTTAAGGTAAGATCTGGGCATATCATCTTCAGCGCCGTTAGCGCGTGTTTCATTAGGACAATAATAGCAGTTATGCTTACAACTAAAAGGTTGTCCATCGGGAAATGGTGCAGTTAGAATGGTAATAACAGTAATGCCAGACATATTACGTGTGGCGCACTTTTGAATTAGAGACCATAGAAGCATATTTTTCTGCATTTTATCTTCAGCAATTAAGGTGCGGTATACGTATAGAAGCGTAGTTTTTTTGATAATACCGATTTCTTTAGTTCGGCACATATTTGTTAATTTTCTATTTAGGACCTGTTTAGCGTGATTAAAATCAATATTATTGTCATTATAATCGCGTATAAGTTCATCAAGACGGAATAGAATATTTTTGCATATATTAAAATCTACAGTATCAAATTTATTTTTTTTGCCATAAATAGCATCAACACTATCAAGACCATTAAGACCATCAAGACCATTTACACCATTTACACCGTAAATATCTTCAATATCATTAGGATTAATAGTACCGCATTGTGATGCCATATATATATTCAAATTCTATCTTGATATATGTTTGATTATATATCTTGATATATGTTTGATTAAAATATTTAGTTAACTAAATAAAATAATCAACAGAACAATTAATTCAATTTTATATTAAATATAATAAGTATATTAAATATATTAATTATATAAGTGAGATATGCTAACAAACTTAAATCCAGGTGCAATCCATAATAACAATTCACGCCCAGAAATAGATTTCAACATAAATAGATACTCAGTAGGAGAGTTAGAATCATTATTATCATTAACAAAGCCATATTCAGAGGATCAAATAAAAGCAAGCAGTCAAGCATTATTTAATAAGGAATTTTTCTTATGTCCTGTAAATAATCAAAGTAATTTAAGAGAGTTTATAGATGCTATACCGAAGAAATTAGAAGCAGAGATAAGAATAGTAATACCGCAAAAAGGTATGGATTCAGGTATGATGCCTATGATGAATACGGTAAATAATATGAGTAATAGTAATGATATGAATAATACTATAACGAGTTCAACAATGGGTGCAAACAATATGAGCAATACGAATAATAAATGGATAAACATAGATTCAAGATTTAGAAAGGGTTATTTTACGACACCGGCATCACGATTTCAGGTGCAGTTACCTTCGAGAGTAAACAAGGCGATATCGATGGAGGTAGATTCGTTACAAGTACCTGCGACATTTTACACGATAAACAGTGCATACAATAACAATAACTTTATAATAGTAATAAATAATAAAGAATTTCAAGTAACACTTCCAGATGGTAATTATAGTATAGATGAATTGATAATATATTTTAACAGAACAGTATTTTCAACAGAATGGGATGCAGCACCTAATTTATCAATAACAAGACCAACAATAGGAGGACAAAGGAGAAATATATTAGTGGCAAAATATTTAACATCTACGGGTAAATTCTTGATATCAGTAGATAATGATGCAAATCCAGGACAAATAACCAGTCTTTCAATAGATTTTATGAGACCTAGTGGATCAACATATACATCAGGTACAGGTTGGTCATCAGATATTGTATCAGGTGACATACAAACAAGATTAGGTTGGATGTTAGGGTATAGAAATGCAAGTTATTCAGGTAGTACTGCATATCCAGGGGAGGCAGCGATAGATATATGCGGTCCAAAATACATATATCTTGTTGTAGATGATTATCAAAATAATGGTCAGGAACCTATGATAACGGCTTTAGCTGAGTCGCAATTAAGTAAAAACATATTAGCGAAAATCCCAGTAACAAATACATTAGTAGGAACAAATCATTTTAGCAACATAACATTACCATTAAAAAATAAACAATGTGAGCGCAGATATTTAAGACCGGTAGATATAGAGACCTTAAACATATCTTTAATAGATGATTATGGAAGACAATTAATAATGAATAGTGATTGGAATTGTACGTTAGTAATAAGTTGTATATATGAGGTTTAAAGTTTGTTTTTTGTTTCATTGTCATAAACACCTTCGCCTTCATAGCCACCTTGATGACCACCACCGGTGTTATTTTTAGGTGGAAATTTAAGCGGAGATATATCTGAAAGATTTGGTGGAATTTTAGTTATACCAGATTTACCGGATAAACTAAGATAGTGGTTCATCCAGTTATCAGGGACATTTTTGGTGCCTCCATCATATTCAACAGCAAGTCCATTTCTTAGTAACATTTGTGACAGTGATTCATTTTGCCGTTGCTCTTGCCCGGTAGCCTGCCCTGCAGCCTGCAGTATTGGATTAATATAAACATCAGCGAGTACTCTACCATATTTTTCGGTTTTAACATTATCTAGATATATAGTTTTATGTAAAACTTTATCGGATACATACATTTTAGCATAATGCGCGACTTGTTTTTCTAGTGCATTTTTACCTTTAATTTCAGGGCAATCTATACCGTTTAATCTAACGCTAAATCTATATAGAGGTGATTCATCATAAGGTAACTTAGTAGCAATAGTAATAGTATCGCCGTCATAAACCTTAATTACATATCCTTGAGTAATAGGTGGAATAAATGGTTTTGTATCACTCCAGGTATATTTTATTGATATTTCTTTATCATCATCGCTGCTTTGAGAATTATTATCTTGTTGAAGGTCAATATTTTTAGTGCAACATATATATCTATAGCATATTCTTTTAATAATACAACGATACAAACAGTTCATAATATATTAGTATGTATTATATGAATTTTATATATCAATTTTATAGTTAAATAAATTAAATGAATTAAATGAATAAAATCAATTAATATGTATGTTTAATATATATATTAATAAATGAGAGTATTTACAAATAATGTACCGACATTAAATGCAAGTGATAGAATAAAAAATATAAAAAACAAAGAAATATATGCGGGAGTAAAGAATTCAGTAGAAAATAACGAAATGAAACATGAAAAATATACATTTGATAGTGCTGGATGCTTACGTTCAAGTCAAAACTATGATGATTTTTTATCTTTAGTAAGAGGTTGGGGGCAATGTGTAACAGTAGCAGATATAAGCGCAGTAATAAACGAACAAGAGAAACCAGGAGGAAAAGCACTTGGAACCTTTATAGATAAAACGGCGCCTTGGGCTCAAAATTATAGAGAATTAGATTTATCAACATTTGTTTATTCAGTAATAAGAGATGCTTCATCTAATTCACTAAACAATACAGACGGATCAATGGTAGATAATAAAACGCACTATGATTTAAGTTCAGTTGAAATGAACCATCCATTATCAGGTGCAGGTTCAAGTTCATCAATGATAACAGGTATTAGTCCAGAACAGCAATTTACAGCATTAAATCCAGTATATAGTGCTTCAATACAAGTAGATCCATCAAACCAATTATATTCAATTTGTGAATTAGATGATAATCAAAAAGAGAAATGGAAAGATTTAGTAGTAACAGAAACTACGAATGAACGATACCATTATGATTTAAGAAGAATAGCACAAAGAACAGATTGGCAATTTTCATACCCTAGAAAATTTAATATAAAACATTCAAAGGTATCTTAATAAATTAGAGGGAATTTGTAATGTGAAATCTATTTTAATTAATATGATTTTTTAAAATAGATAATATATATATATATATTTTATATTAAGATGTTAACAAATTTATTTAATAAAAATACGATAAGAAAAATAAAGGTATTATTAGTTATAATTTTTACAATAGCATTAGCGAGTTTAATAATAAGAACTATAGGTCCTTATTTAAGAATGAGCGAAGGATTTACAAATGGTGCATTAAGTACAACAAAAGATGCCTATTTATCAAATATAACACAAAACACTAAAGATGCAACAGATGGTACATATCCAGATTTAGATACTGCAACATCAGGTAGTGGAACATTAGCAACTGTAGATGTAATTATTACAAATGGTAAGGTAACAAGTTTAACTATAAAAGAAAAAGGTGAGTATTATCAAATAGGAGACAGTATTACAGTTGATAAAAGTAAATTGGTAGGTTCATCAACAGATTTAATTTTTACTATAACAGGCTCAGCACCAGCAGACCCAGCACAAGAAAAGCAAGCAGAGGCAGACCCAGCACCAGCAGACCTAACAGCAATAAATAATTTTGAATTTACTAATTCATCTGGAACATATAATCTTAAAAAGAACTCTAATGGGTGTGTAAGTCTTGCAGAAGATTTAATTATAGATGGAAATAAACCATCAGATTGTGGAAGTTTATTAACAGATTATCATAATGAAAGAGTAACGGTGCAGAGTGCGTGTGGTAAACAAGGTGATTTAACTCCATGTTATCCAGTTTATCAAAAAAGTGGAGGTGTTTTTGGTGAAGTAGAATCTTTAATATTAGATAATAAAGATAATCCAACAAAAGTAAATTTCACATATTGTCCTGTAGCACCTTCAGCGGGTTCATATGAAGAACATTCACTGTGTTATTCGGCACCGGTAGACAAGACAGGGACAGATATAGCAGGGACAGATATAGCAGGGACAGATATAGCAGGGACAGATATAGCAGGCACAGACAAGACAAATAATACAGGAACAGGAAACTAAATATTAACTGAAATAAAGGAACTGAAATAAAGGAACTGAAAAAAAGGCACCCATGAGTAATAAAAATTGAATTGTTTTATATGTTAACTTAGATAAAAGCAAACATATACAAATATAAAACAGCACGATAAAGATAAGTGATAACAACGGAGAAATGTTAAAATCAACATACATATGTCCTTGTTACTCATTAACAATCGCTATAAATATTATATATGAAATTATATACATATCACCGAAATCTCAAGGGTTATCAAATAAATATGGGTACAAACAAATACAGGTATGTAAACAAAAACCTTATAAAGTATTTAAGCAAAGTAATGAGGATGAGTGGGAATTATGTTATGATGAAACACGTGATTTATTCTGTGAAAATTGAATAAAAATTTGAATAAAAAACATAGGTAAAAATAAAAAATTGAAATAGATTTCTGTTATATTATTAAAGATAGATATAAAGAATAGCAGAAATACAACAACACAACAACACAACAACACAACAACACATAATAATAATGTCTACTACAACGAGCATGTTTATCCCGCGTATGAACGCCGATATCACTCAGGAGTTTATAACATCTGAGTTCGAGCGCCAGGAGATTGGCAAGGTGACAAAGGTTGATTTCATTCCAAAGCACAGGGAGTTGCCGAATGGTATGGTAGAGGATTACTTTATGGCATTCATTCATCTGGACTGGTATTTCAATGTAGCGGCTCAGAACATCAAGAACAAGTTGGATGACGGACAGCAAACACGCATTGTTTACAACGACCCCCAGTACTGGGTTGTTATGAAGAACAAGAACCCGCAGGCATCGGTCTCCACATCGGAAACAGGAGATGTCGCAGAGCGTCTTGAGTGTGCACTTGATATGATTAAGGATTTGCAGGCGCGGGTCCACGCGCTTGAAAACGATAACTTCACTATTCCGCCGCCGCCGCCGCCTCTTATCAGGCACACAACCCAGGGTTTCTTCCCAATGTCGCCTCCGCAAGAACCGGTTCCACAGTGGTATTTTAGTAATGGTGTTCCGACAACACCGCCTCCGCCACCGCCACAGATGGTGCCGCCTGGTCTTGAGCCTCCGTCTTTCCCCCAGAGGATGACAAACCTAACTTCGGTTATGAGGGCAGACCTTTTCAACCAGTAAAATAACAAAAACAAATAAAAAGTAAAAAATAACAAAAACAAATAAAAAGTAAAAAATAATAAAAACAAATAAAAAGAGACAAAGATTTTTTATTGTTTAAATGGATAAGATAAAATTGAATTAAAGGTATAGTAAAAATTTTGTTTTAATTAAATAAAATAATTAAAGGAAAAAGAAAAAGAAAAAGAAAAAGAAAACTTATAATGGAGTATGAAAAAAGGTATGTATCAGATATATATAATGAAATATCGGGGCATTTTGATAAGACACGAGGGTATCAATGGAGTTGGATAACAGAATTTATCAATAGTATTCCGCATAATAGTAGTATAACAGATATTGGGTGTGGTAATGGTCGTAATATGTTAAACCCAAATTATAATTTTATAGGGATAGATAACTGTATAGAATTCATAAAGATATGTGCAAAACAAAATATGAATGTTATCCAATCAGATATGACAAAGATACCTATAAAATCATATAGTCAGGATGCGGTAATATCAATAGCGTCATTTCATCATTTATCATCAAACGCAAGAAGATTAGAAGCATTAAAAGAAATGAGACGTATTATCAAAGCAAGTGGTAAAATATTGATATCGGTATGGTCAATAACTCAACCGGAAAAAACAAGACGTAAATTTACCGAATATGGGGATACGATAGTAACATGGAATAACAATAGAGGTAAAATATATGATAGATATTATTATATATTTAACATAGATGAGATAAAAGAGTTATTTAAAAAGGCAGATTTAATATTAGAGAAGCACATATGGGATTGTGGAAATGAGATATTTGTTTTACATACCTAAAATCCAATATACCTAAAATCCAACAAAAACTTCAAGTCCAGCTAAAAAGACAACTAATAAGGTAACAATAAAACCCCCATATTTTGTAAAACGACGACTGAAGAAGGCGCCGATAGCGAATCCAATTAGATTAACAAATAGTTCGGCAACAGAACCGTGCCAACCATGTACTGTAGAATTTTTAATACCGAATAAGTGGTCGATAGGATTAAGATATTTTTTCTCTCCAGCGACAACTAATCTATCATTATACCAGCTGTTACCGATTGTTGGATCTCTTTCACTTAAGCAACCTCCGAACCTAGAAGCAAAGCGTTCATTATGGTCTAAATACATTTCAAATAATTCCCATAAAACACCTAAACCTTGTATAGTAAAGAAGTATTCAGGAAAGAAATAACCGAGGAAGATAAAAAAATACAAATGATTAGTTTGTACTCCCATTATTTCAAAGCGGTAGCAACCCTTAATCTTATGTTTTTTTCTTTTACCACAGGGGCAAGAAGGTCCATATGTAAAAAACCAGGCAATAAAAAGAATAATTACAGCAATCAGTCTATAATCCTTATCATTAAATTTAATATTAAAGTCAAACCCACTTATATTTCTATTTCTAGGCATATAAGAACCTGTATATATTATAAAAACAGAATATAAAAACAGAATATAAAAACAGAATATAAAAACAGAATATAAAAAATTTAATAAAGTGCATTGAACAATAATCTTACAAAATTATTTTTTTTTGACAGCTTCCTTTTCAAGCATCAAACTGAATTTTCTGCTCTCAAACATATAACTATATCCTTTTCTATGAAAATTATATTTATGGCGCAAATTTTTCTGATATTGCGCGTCATCAATATCTTTCTTATGCTGTAATATATCAATAGTGCAGTTATGGGATATAGATACATTTTTCATCTGTTCATTATAATATTTAACAATGCGGTCTAAATAATCAAGTCGTTCTTCAATTTGTTTTGTAATATTATGACGTAATTCATTACGTGCTTGTTCATTTAGAATATTAGATATAAAAGCATAATATCTTTCAAAAGCAATAGCCTCACCGTTTGTATTAATAAGTTGTCTAACATCCATTCCCCAGTCAGTAGTTTCTTCTATAGAGCGAAAGATATCTATAGCAGAAGCACCGAGAACTTCAGATACATTAAGTATTTCAGTATTTTTTTGGCGTATTTTATCTAATTTATATACCTCTTCCATCATATGTTCTTTTTTAATATCACCCAGAATATATTTAACTCTAATTTCAGCATAATCATTGCCGTTTCTTACATAACGACGGCGCTCTGGAAGAAGATATTGATTAAATTCACTCATAATACGATGTGTATATCGTATTTCTTTTGATAATTTATTATGAACAGTACGTTTATTTGTATTTTCTCTATATGCATTATGATCAAATATAATTTCAAATAGAATACAGGTTGTTATTTGTGGCATACCTCCGCATACAGCATCACCAGGATTTCTAATAGGAACAATTCCACCACGTCGTTGAAGTTCGTTAAAATGAGGATTATGTACGGTGCCTTTTTCAATTTCACCGGTATTCCAACTAAAAGCAGTATGGCAAGCAGTACAAAACATTTGATCACAACCGTCAATTTTATAGATACGCTCTCCGCAATTAGGACAAGGGCGGGTATCTTTCTTAATCATTTCGGCAGTTTTCTTATCATTTTCAACACATACGTGATTTTCATCCTTTTGTTTGCCGATTACAACAAGACAATCGGGACAAGTAAATTGCTCACAAATACCGCATTTATATGCTGTAGATAGAAATCCACGGCAATTCTCAGCAGGGCAAGCGCAAATAAATTTTTTCCTTTGATTTAAAGAAGCGTTATCATCAGTTGTAATATTGGCGTCGGTTTGATGTGGATTAGTTCCATTTACTATATATCTTTGAGGTATAGCTTGACCTATAGCACGATAATTATTAGCAATAATATCATTATTTAAACGAGTAATTTGCACCCTTAAATCCTCAATTAGTTTCTGTGTTTTTTGGTTTGCTTTATAAATATCTCTGCGGAATTTTTCTTGTTCTGCTTGATTCATCGTATCAGGCACTAAACTAAGTTGCTGTTCAAGAAGTAGTTTTTTACGATGTTTGCGATAATCGCCTTCTCCCCAACTTCTATTAAGATTAATAATAATGAAATTTTGACCCCATGCCATATTACAATTCATACATTTAGGACCGGAAGTGGTGGTAGTAAGGAACTTTCTAACACAAATTTTACAAGCAGTAAAATCACAACTGGGACATTTAACAGGTTCCCGAGTAGCCTTATTAAATGTATCACAACATATTGCACAGGAATCGTTAGTTTCGGTCATTAAATATATTTAATTTAATTATATTATATTATATTATCAATAAATTAATTTTAAATAAAATATATTAACTCTTTCAATTTATTAAGTAAATAAACAAAGTAAATAAACAAAGTAAATAAACAAAGTAAATAAACAAAGTAAATAAACAAAGTAAATAAATATAATCAAATATAATATAATAATGTCAGATACATTTGATTTTAATATAGAACACTATACTCCTCAACATTTATTTGATACATTTGGTATAGAGATAAGTGATTCAACAGATATAAATACATTAAAAAACAAGATAGATGAACAAATAACAGCCTATTATGAAGAGTTTGGAAAATCAGGGATAAAAGGCGAAGAATTTTTAGAAGCGGCACGAGAAAAATTAAAAGATTTTGTTAACAAAATAAATGCAAATTCGGAGATAGAAAGCGCATTAGAAGCAGATGGAAAAGTAATACAAGAAGAGGTAAAAAAAGATATTCAAGAAATAAGTCTTGCAGGATTTACGAGAGGTGTAATAAATCCAAATTTACAAAATACAACAACAGAGTTAATAAGCATAGATTCTAGATTTAAGGACACC